ATTAAAATATGGCAGACAACAAGAACACATTATTAGACAACGCTAACGAGCTTTTCTTTGAAGATGTTGAAGGCGAGCAAGCCAAGCAACTAGTATTAGAAGAATCACAAGCAGCAGGTTTAGTAGGTGCAATACAAAAAAGATTTACTGATGCAGAAACAGCGAGGCTTCCTCACGAAGGAAGATGGTTAACTGGCTATCGTAATTTCAGAGGGCTATACGATAAGAATATAAAATTTAGAGAATCTGAAAAATCTAAAATCTTTGTAAAGATTACTAAAACAAAAGTACTTGCTGCCTATGGGCAACTAATAGATGTTATATTTGGTACAGGAAGTTTTCCAATAGGTGTTAAAGAAACAAAAGTGCCTGAAGGAGCTTCAGAGTATGCACATTTAGATATTAAAAATCCTACTCCAGGAATCGAAACAACTCCTGAAGAAGAAGAAACAGAAGAAGATTCTAAAATAGAAAATCCTTTTGATGTTGGCTTTGATGGGGATGGTAAAACTCTTAAAGCAGGCGCTACTTTTTCTCCTGACAAGTTTATAGAAGAAGAAGCAGTAGATGTTTTAAAAGATGGAACAGCTCCGACACCTCAAGGACCACAAGTAAAACCTGCACAACTTGCAGCAAGAAGAATGGAAAAGTTAATCCATGATCAAATAGAAGAGTCTAATGGTTCTGCTGAAATAAGAAATGCGCTGTTAGAAGCAGCCTTACTAGGAACAGGAATAGTTAAAGGCCCTTTCAATTTTAATAAAACTTTAAGTCGTTGGGATGAAGCAGAAGACGGAGAAAGAACTTACGCTCCTGTAGATGTTAGAGTTCCTAGAATTGAATTTGTAAGTCTTTGGGATTTCTTTCCTGATCCTGCAGCAACAAACATTGAAGAATGTGAATATGCTTTTCACAGACACAAGTTAAACAAAAGCCAATTAAGAGCTTTAAGAAAATTACCTTTCTTTGATGCAGACGCTATTCGTGATTGCCTTATGATGGGTGCTAACTACGAAGAAAAGTATTACGATTCACAATTAAAGGAAGATGAAAAATATGCTGAGTATGGTTCAGGTAAGTATGAGGTCTTAGAATATTGGGGAATCATGGATGCTGAATACTTACGCGAAGCACAATTAGAAGTTTCTGACGAGATAGATGATCTAGATGAAGTACAGATTAATGCTTGGATATGTAATGGTAAATTACTAAGAGCAGTTATTAATCCTTTTACTCCGCATAGATTACCTTATCATTCGTTTCCATACGAAAGGAATCCTTATAGTTTCTTTGGTATTGGTGTAGCAGAGAACATGGATGATTCTCAGAAAGTAATGAATGGACACGCTAGAATGGCAGTAGATAATTTAGCACTAGCAGGTTCGTTAGTCTTTGATGTAGACGAGTCTGCCTTAGTAGGTGGACAATCAATGGAAATATATCCAGGAAAGATATTCCGAAGACAAGCAGGAATGCCAGGACAGGCAGTTCATGGAATGAAGTTTCCAAGTACTGCAAATGAAAATATGATGATGTTTGACAAGTTTAGACAACTTGCAGACGAACAAACAGGTATACCTAGTTATTCACATGGACAGACAGGTGTGCAAAGCATGACAAGAACAGCTTCAGGTATGTCGATGTTACTAGGTGCAGCAAGTTTAAATATAAAAACTGTTGTAAAAAACCTAGATGATTTCCTACTTAAACCTTTAGGTGAAGCATACTTCCAATGGAATATGCAATTCATGGAAGGTAAGTTAGGAATCGAGGGAGACTTAGAAATTAACGCTATGGGAACTAACAGCCTAATGCAGAAAGAAGTAAGAAGTCAGAGATTGACTATGTTCTTACAAACTGCACAAAATCCTGCTGTTGCTCCATTTGTTAAGATGTCTAAGTTGATAAGTGAACTCGCTTATAGTTTGGATCTTGATCCCGATGAAATACTCAATGATCCTGAGGAAGCAGCTATTATGGCACAAATTATAGGAATGCAAAACAATGTTGGACAAGGAACTGGCGAAGAGACTGCTCCCACTGGTGAACAACCGAATGCTATGGGAGGCCCTCAAGGAACACCTACACAACCGCAAGAGCTTGGAGCTACAGGTACTGGTGGCGGTAACATCGGAACAGGAAATGTTCCGTTGCCAGGGGAAGATCAATTCTCTGGCACAGTTGGAACAGCTTAAAGAGCAAGTACAAGAAGCTTTAAATAGAGGAGAAGAAAATGCCTAATTTATTAGGAAAAGAATACGACTATACTGATGAAGGTATAGAGCAGTATGAAGAAGATAAAGAAGAACAACAAGAGATGCTTCCAGACGAACAAATGGAAGATGATTACACAGATTTTATAATCGGAGAGTCTTTGACTCCCGAAGACGAAGAATATTTGCTGACTGCACTTGAACAAGATGATCGACTAAGTATGATCTTCGACCAAGTAGTAGATACAGCATCCGAATTTTCAGGAGCTGGTTCTGTTGAAGGACCGGGAACTGAGAGATCCGATTCGATACCTGCAAGGTTATCGGATGGAGAATTTGTCTTAACTTCGAAAGCAACTGATAAGATTGGTTCTGATAACCTACAAGGTATGATGGAACAAGCTGAATTAGAAGCTGATATGGATGAAGTTAAAAGACAAGTAAAAGCAATTGGCGGAGAAATACAAAGCGAGGTAGAGAAAGAAGCTTCTACTGTTAGTGAGGAAGATCCAATCAGCCTTAAGAACAAAGAAGCTATGCGATCTGTAGATCCTCGTTTAAGTTTATTTGCCAGTTGATTAACCGTAGAGCGACCTGTTTTAGTCAAACAGCACTCTACATAACTTTAAAAAAGTAAAAAGACCTTTTGATGCCACCTTATTTAAGCAAGCACTTATTTAGAAGACGTTCTTGGAATAAGCCACCTTCGGTATAGTAAGCACAAAGGAAGGAGAGTAAAATGACTGAAAATGAAAATGTGACTTCTGCGGAAGAAGCACGAAACGAACCAGTACCTAATCCGTATAATGCGAAAAAATCGTGGCATACGGAAGATGTTATGCCTAAGGCTACGCTAACTGCTGAAAGTTTATTTGTTGCACCTCAACCTGCTCAACAAGAAGAGGAAGAGAGCGACCAACAAATAGAAGAAAAAGCAGTAAAAGCAAAACCTTATTCAAAGCCTAACTATAAAAAAAGGTATGATGACTTGAAAAAGCATTACGATAGTAAGCTTAACGAGTTTAGAAGCAGAGAGCAAGAACTCATTAATGAAGCAACATCTTCAAGACCTGAGTACATAGCTCCTAAAACTGTTGAAGAACTTGAAAGATTTAAAGCTCAGTATCCAGATGTTTATGACGTGGTTGAAACTGTTTCACACTTACAAAGTGAAGCCAAAGTCTCTGAATTAAATTCTAAGATTTCGTCTTTACAAGAAAGAGAATCAGCATCTTTACGAAAAGAAGCAGAATCTGAATTGCTTAGTACGCATCCTGATTTTGCAAACATTCGAGAAAGTGATGATTTTCATCAGTGGGCAGAAACTCAACCAGAAGCTATTCAAGCATGGGTTTATAATAATCCTAATAATGTTCGTTTAGCAAGTCGAGCAATTGATTTGTTTAAACAAGACATGGGATTAGCTTCTACATCACAGAAGAAACAGACTCGTAATAGGTCTGTGAGTTCAAGCTCAAAGGCTGCGGATATGGTATCTACCAAGACTACAACGATAGATGCTTCATCTGAGCCTAAAATTTGGACTCAAGAGGAGATTGCCGCGCTACCTATGGATGAGTTTGATCGTCTCGAAGCAGAGATAGATCGGGCTGTTGACGAAGGTAGAGTGCGTAATTAAAGTATAACTATTAACATTTAAAGGTGACTTAAAATGGCTTATAATCAATCTGACGCTCTATTTGAGCAATCGACTGATACTAATGGTAACTTTGGTAACTCCGTATCTGGACAAACTAATGCATTCTTCATGCCTAAGGTTTATTCCAAGAAGGTTCTTAACTTTTTTAGAAAAGCCTCAGTAGCTGAAGCGATCACTAACACCGATTATTCTGGTGATATATCTGCATTTGGTGACACAGTACGGATTGTCAAAGAACCAACGATTACTGTTTATCAGTATGAACGTGGTGCGGACATAACGCAAACCAAGCTAACCGATGCCGAAGAAACCCTTGTTGTTGATGTAGCAAACGCCTTCAAATTCAAAGTTGATGACATTGAGAAATCTATGTCTCATGTGAATTGGAAAGAAGCAGCCTCTAGTGCTGCTGCTTATGCATTGAAAGATGCTTTTGATGCTGGCGTTATTGCTGAAATGTTTAGTGGCGTATCTAGCTCTTCACCCGATCATGTGATCGGTTCGGATAGTTCAACTACTGATTCTACCATGACTCACGCAACCAACTCTGTTGATTTGCTTGGCTCTGATGGAACCGGCGTAGATCCCCTAGACCTTATGGCTAGAATGGCTAGATTGCTAGATGACCAAAATATTCCTGAAGAAGGAAGATGGTTTGTAGCACCTCCAACTTTTTACGAAGAGTTGTCAGGTTCTAGTTCGAAGCTAATGTCAGTAGACTACAACGCAGGAATGGGTTCTCTTAGAAACGGCTTAGTATCAAGTGGAAAGTTACGTGGATTTGATATGTATAAAACTAATAATATTGCAGCAGTTAGTAACTGCACAGGCAAAGTATTAGCTGGACATATCAGCTCTACAGCAACAGCACAAGCTATCACACAAACTGAGGTCATTCGTGATCCTGACAGTTTTGGTGACATCGTTAGAGGTCTGCACGTTTATGGTGCAGATGTTCTTCGAGATAGCGCTCTTGTAGCAGCTTTCTATTTAATTGACTAATCGTTAATTAAAGAAAACGAAAACGGTATGTGGGAAGAGAATTTTATGTTCTTCTTCCCCATACTTAGAAGAGAAAACAAATGCCTCAAGTAGGAAACGAACAAAATCCTGTAATCTTTAAAAATAAAAAGAAAGGTAATAGAAAATTAGTTCGCGCAGGAAGTAAATCAACTCCTGAAGAGCGACAAAGATATAAAGATAATTGGGAAGTTATCTTTGGGAAATCCCAAAAGAATTATAATAGACAAAAAGGCTAATGGCTACAACATATTTACAACTAAGTAATGAGTTATTAAGAGAATCAAATGAGGTTGTTTTAACAGCTTCTAATTTTGGAGATGCATTAGGAATACAGGCTCATATTAAAGACTGTATAAACAGAGCATATAACGATATTGTAAGTGCTGAACCACAGTGGTCTTTCCTAGCTACTGGTGAAAGCGGAGCTACTGATCCTTTTTATGGTAACGTATACGTAGAGACTGTAGCAGGAACTCGTTGGTATGAATTAAAAGCAGCGTCAAGCTCTCTTACAACTGATTATGGCGCTGTAGATTGGGATGATTTTTATCTAACAACTATAGGAGTAAGCGGAGCTTCTACACCATATACAAGTAGGAACTTATCGTTTTCAACAATAGAAGAGTGGAAAGATCATTATAGAGCATCAGAGAATATAGATGATGCTGATACACAAACATATGGCGAACCTAGAGTTGTTATTAGAAGTCCTGACGGTAGAAAATTTGGAGTAAGTCCAATACCAGATAAAGTGTACAGAGTATGGTTTTTTGCGTGGGATTTACCAACAGCTTTGAGCGCACACGGAGATACAATAGTATTTCCAGATATATATAGTTCAGTATTATTAGCAAGAGCTAGATACTATATGCATCAATTTAAAGATAATCCGCAAGCTTCGGCTTTTGCATTAGATGACTATAAAAAAGGATTAAGACAAATGAGATCTAATCTTATGAATCCTACTCCTAAATATATGTCTACGGATCAAATATAAAATGGCACAATCACAACCTTTTGCAGTAGCTTGTCAAGGTGGTTTGAATGAAGTATCAAGCCAGTTTGAATTATTAAGAACACCGGGAGAAGCTACACAATTAAAAAACTTTGAAGTTTCTACAACAGGAGGCTACAGAAGAATAAATGGTTACAGTCAGTTTGGAGACGGAACAAGACCTAATAGTTCAAACGCTATTAAAGGACTTCAAGTATATGCAGATGGTATAGTAACGTGTTCAGGCACTAATATATACTTTAGCCAAGACGGAGATAGTTGGTTATTATTAAACAGAGCAAGTGTAGCTGGTGGCGGAGATAATTATAGCACATTTGGCGGTAGAAGTACTTCAGCAAGAACTTCACAAGGGCAAGCAACTTTTGCAATCTATGAAGGTGATACAGATTACGGTGAGTTAATTATAACAGATAGAGGTTCAGCAGTAAAACCTTTCTATTTTAAGATGACTGGTAGTGGTGATTTAGATACTAGAACATTTTATGCTAAAGAG